ATCCAGACTCTATGACAGATATAAATAAAGCATTTCGAGGAATAAAGGAGCTGTAATGGCTGAAATCCAGATCAAATGTACAGGGGCCGGAACTGAATCCCTTGATTTACGGTTAAACTCCTTAATAAGAGGGGACGCTTTAACTTTCAGGTCGGTATACGAAAGCTCCTTGTTTAGAAACATTGCCTTGAGTATATTCATATCATATAAAAAAGTATTGTTCATACAGAATATATTAAGGGAACTGGTTATTATAAGCAAGCCCCAATGTACGCAAAAAGGATATTTATATGGATGCTAAAATGTGGAACAAGACAAAATGGATACCGGAAACTAATCCAGAAACACTTAAATCACGGTATAAGGAAGCTCTTGAAATTTCGGGGTTTGAAATTATCGGGTTTATAGAATACCTCTTTACTCCTCAAGGATACTCTGCTATATGGCTATTAGCTGAAAGCCACCTCGCTGTTCACACCTTTCCAGAGAAAAATACATCTTATGTTGAGCTATCTTCTTGCGTGGAAGAGTATTACGAGAAATTCAGATTCTGACAAATAAGGAGATTGTAATGAAACGGAGCTTATATATAAAAACTCGAATATACAAAAGGACATTCTAATGGAAAAGAAAAGTCCTGCAAAGTCTCCGGCTCCAGTCAAAAAAACAAAAAAAACCGCTACGAAAAAAAGCGAAAAGCCAGCTATTAAGAAAAAACCTCCTGTTAAACGAACTCCCCCAAAACCAAAGATTCCCAAAACCGGGCTTGAAACATTAACCTTAAATCAACTGAAGATGTTTGAAGCAAGGGTTCATGAAGGAATGAAGTATGTTGATGCTTACGCAAAGGCATGGCCGAGAACAAAGTTATCAAGGTTAAATCAAGCAAAGGCGGCTTATGTTCAATGGCAGAAGATTGTGGAAATTTTGGGAGGAGAAAGGGAACTTTTCAAGTATGCCGGGATTGGCCCGGAAAGAGTTGTTAAGATACTTGATGAGGCCGCCGAAGCTGAAAAAATAATTATCCGAGGTGAAGCCGCAGTCAGGGTTCCAGATCATAGGATACGGATTTCTGCCGCCAAAGAGATTAAAGAGCTTCATGGATTAGGAAAGCATGTTATAGCACTTGAGGGAGAGGTTACCACAAAGCATGATCTTAATTTTGATGATATTCTTAAAAGGGCGGAGGAATGGGAGAAGAAATAATGCCTCCCCAAAAGGCCGCTTCTATTCTCGCATATTACCGAGAACATCCGAAAGATTTTATTAAAGAAGTTTTAGATATCCGGCTATGGTCTGGAATGAATATGATCATAGATGCTGTATGGAATAACCAGAGAACATCTGTCAGGGCGGCTCACGGAATTTCAAAGACCTACATAGGGGCCGCCCTTGCTGTTACCTTCTTCAATTTATATAAAGATGCAATTGTAATAACTACCGCTCCAACTCACAGGCAGGTTGAAAAGCTATTATGGAAAGAGATCCGAAACATCTATGCCAAGAGGGGCCAACACCTTAGGGGAACCTGTTTACAGACTGATATAAAAACGAAAGAAGATTCTTATGTTATCGGATTCGCTACAGATAAACCTGTATCGATGGAAGGTTTTCACGCTCCACATATCTTATGGATCTTGGATGAAGCAAAAGGATTGCCTTTGTGGTTGTATGATGCTATGGAAGGATCTTTTACCGGAGGATTTTCAAGGGTTCTCGAATTGAGTACAACAGACGGAGCTGACCAACAGGGGCCATTCAGAAAACATCATACCAGTGATCGGAAGGTCTGGAAGTGTATAAAGTTTTCATCTTTTGATTCTCCTTTCTGTTCTCCTGATATGTTCCCTCAATATGAGAGCAAAATAAACCGGGATCTTTATGATTACGGGAAACCGGAAACCGGGACAGAGTGGGACTTATCTTTAACTGAAAAAATACAGATTACAAATGAAGAAGATATCACAACCAAAGAAACTGATTGGAAAGAAAAGCGGCCGGAATTGTGGGATACAAAGGTAGGGGGAGAATTCTCAACGTTTACTGAAGATTGTGTTATTCCTCTTGATTGGGTTCTATCGGCTGTCAATGCAGAGATAACTCAGAAGGATTCTACCCGGAGGCATGGCCTTGATCTTGCCCGAAAGGGAAGTGATAAATGTGTTCTTACTACTCAGGAAGGAAAGCGGATCTTACCTCAGATAAAATGGGGAAAAAAGAAAACCACGTATACAGTGGGTAAGGTTCTTAACATTGCAGACCGGGAAGAAATTATAACTGTTGACATTAACGGTCTTGGAGTTGGCCCTTTTGATAGTTTAGCTGTAGCTGGGCAAGCTGTAATAGGAATGGATTCAGCTTCAAGTCCTGATAATGAGATTGCTTTTGTAAACCGCAGAGCTGAGGCTTGGTGGGCCGCAAGAGAGTTATTTGAAAGGCAGTATGAAGAAGGGGATGTATTATCAATCCCTGATGATCCTGAACTTATCGAAGATTTAACCGGAATCAAATATTCCTACAGGCTGGACGGTAGGATCATAATTGAGCCGAAAGAGAAATATAAATCCAGACTTGGGAGGTCTCCTGATGATGGGGATAGTTTTGTTTATTGTGTTTATTGTCCCTTACAAGCCAAGGAAACTTATATTGAGGCATCGGAGATTGAGCTTACTGAAGAGTTTGTATTTGATGATGGGAGCTTGAGTTTTCTATAAATAAAAGTATACAAACCCTGCAATAGGGTATATAATAGATTAGGAGGCAAATTAATGCTTGGGCTGAGTGATCAAATTGCCGGGGATCGGGAAGAGATAAAAGAGATACATGGAATGGGGAAACACGTTCTAACACTTGAGGGAGAGGTTACTACAAAACATGATCTCAATTTTGATGAAATCCTGAAGAAAGCACAGGATAAAGAATGAATATTATGATTGATGATCTTTTGCTACAGGAAAATTGTTCCTTAAAAGAGCAATTAAAGATTGCAACAAAAATAGTCAAATACTATGTACCAGAAATGGATGAAAGATTATTTTTGAAGAATCTAAGTACTGAGGATTATTTATTATATTTGGAGGAAAATAAAAATCCCAGAGAAGCACTTAAAGAAATCATAGATATTGGGCTATGTAATTTACCCGATATTCGATGTGATGAAGAAATGTTCAAGCGTGCTGTAAAGGGGATGAATTCATGAACATCTATGCAGGGATTATATGTATTATCATTCTGTGGTTGTTTATCGATACTGCCCGGATTATCCGGAAGGCTTGGAAGCACAGGAAACCGAAAGCGGTTCACCTTACTGATGATGAAAAAGATCGGTTGGCAGTAAAGAATGGTAAGAGCAAATTTCCACATCGAGATAACTACGGGGTTTATGGTCAGAAGGGAATAGCCGGGTATAATCGTTATGGAGTAGGCTACGATACAAATTGTGGTGTAGCTTATAGAACTTGCAATTTTGTACCTCAAAGGGCTCTTATTCCTTTACTTAAGAGTATGTTAAATGAATTATAATCCGCTGGAAATAGACGGGGAACAATTCGAGAATCCTTTTATTCCTGTTCGGCTCCTTGATTTAGCTAGAAAAGCTGGAGCGGATGCGGCTCAAAGAACAAAAGACAGAAATAATAGAATGGGAATAGAAACAGGGCTTTATGGAACACAGAATGGTTCACAGGAATTTGATCGTGGGGATGATGGAATTTTTCGGGTCAAAATAGCAAACAAAAGCAGGGGGAAAGGTGAAAATACAAATTGATTTACAAAGAGATTCATATAATTCAACGCCAACCGAATCATTAGAAATATTTGTAGGTGATAATTATGTACACTTAAAACTTACGGATAGTGACAGAGAAGTTACAGTAGCCAAAGAAGATTTTAAAAAGATTTTCAGAATATTATAAGGGAGGCAAGATGTTAAATATATCAAAAGGTAATATGTACCCTTTTATTTCTCATACTTGGAACACTGTAAAAGGGAAATGTCCACACGATTGTTCATACTGCTATATGAAGCGATGGGGAGAACAAAGCAATATCCACTTTGATGAAAAGGAACTGAAAACGGATCTCGGGGAAGGCAATTTTATATTTGTCGGTTCTTCAAATGATATGTTTGCTGAATCGGTAGATGGTAAATGGATTGTCGATACATTGGCGACCTGTGATAAGTTTCCATTAAACAAATATCTTTTCCAGAGTAAGAATCCAAACCGGATGTTGACCTACATAGATTTCTTCCCGAAAAATACAACGGTCTGCACAACTATTGAAAGCAATCGGAGTTATCCAGAAATGGCAAATGCTCCTCTAATATCTTCACGGGTACTTGGAATCAGAGATATTCCTTTTCATAAACATGTCACAATAGAGCCGATAATGGATTTTGATCCGTTGGAATTTAGTGAAATAATTCATCACATAGAACCAGAGCAAGTAAATATCGGGGCAGATTCTGGCGGTAATAATTTAACAGAACCCTCATGGTCAAAGATTGAGGATTTTATCAGAGAGCTTAAATCGTTTACAAAGGTAATAGAGAAACCAAATATTGATCGGTTGAGGAAGAAATAATGGGGCCGACTACTTGTGAACAGTGTGGAATAAAAGCTGTTATAAACGGGGAATGCCGAGTCTGTCACCATGTAGAACAGTGGAGAGAACTCCAGATAAAGAAAGAAACGGTATGCTTTAATTTAGTTATTTTCGGGCTGATGATATTTATAGTTGTAAGCGTATTTATAATATAGGGATGTAGGCAAGAGGCAAGCCGGCGGATTTTGGTTCCGCTATTCATTGGTTCGATTCCAATCATCCCCGTCAGGTTCACTTCCCAATATTGGGATTAACTTTGTGTTCCATGGAGTAAGCGAAAGCGGCCCGTACTTAATCGGGTTCCGGGGTTCCGGGGTTAATCAGGGATCAAGGTGATAGTAAGTCAGGCGAAGGCTTTTGTATATCAACGGTAATCAATCCGTCACCCTGTCAACGCGGGAACCGCCTTTTACCTTTTGTCGTTGACAAAGGAAATAAACTTTAAGGAGTTGTATATGAAAAAATTGTTTTTGATTCTGCTTTTACTTTGTTTTACATTAGGGGTCTCCTTTGCCGGGGATGTTTCCGGGGAGACGAGAGCCGAATTTGGCTACGATACTGAACTGGAGGAAGTTACCTATTCGGTGGATGCCGGGGCGGTTTATGCCGTTGGTATTTTTTCCGTAGGGATGGATATATTTACTGATACTTGCAAAGATTTTGATGTAGGGCTTCCAGTTAAAGGAACATTCGGGGACTTATCTATTTCAATAGAACCAGGCGTTAATAACATACTCGAAGCTGATGCTGAACTTTATACTGTTGATTCGGTTGTGGGATACAAGGCAGGGGTAGCCGTGTTTAGTGTGGCTGGAGGCTACGGATCTGATGAAATCCTAAATATGAATGCCAGTGTTGTTGTTACGGATCTTATTCCTAACACTGTGATCGATTTGAAATGGTTTGATTGTGATAATTACGATAACGGTGAAACCGGGATTGTAGAATTTGGAATCACTGTTAAGTATTAAACTTCGGCCCGCATGGGTGGAGTAATCTTTTTGAGTTAGCAAATAACTTAATAAAAATGCGTTGTTGTAAAATCTTTTGATTACTGTTTTCTGCAAATGCTGGAGGGTAAAATATCGGGGTAGTGATATAGATGCTTTGAAAAACCAACTAATTACGCAGGGGTCTGCCCGGAAGGTCGGCCCCTTTATTTGAAAGGGAGGAATACAATGGCCGTTATCGGTAAAGCAGAATGTACAATAAAAGTAAACATCTCTTGGAAAGAACTTTTAAAACTTAAATTTCTTAAAACAATAAACCATAAAGAGATATCAATAACTGGATATGTTGATGATAATGAAAAACTGGTAATTGATGAATGCAGGGTAACCAGAATAACATTCCGGCAGGAACCTAACAAACCGGCTTTATATGCTGTTGTAAAAAATGGGATTAGACGGGGAGAAATTTATCAATGTGTGGATCTTCTTCGTGCTGCAGTTCCGGGAATAAATGGAGCGATGGTTTATCAGTGTGACTTTGTTAAGAAAAGGTTATCTGTTGAAGAGGCAATTACAAAGGCTGTTAACGAGATAAATCGCAGATATGATCGAATCATGGGAGTATGAAAATGCCAGAAAATATGATTGAAGGAATCCAGCGGCGGTGTAATGAAGCTCGGGAACTTTTAAAAGAATATGAAAAAATACCAACTGGGATGTTTGGAGCTTTTGCAATCAGGAACACAATCAAAGAAGCTGAAGATGCAATTGCCTCCGGGGATGTAATATTAATGTTGCAAGTATATGCAGATTTAGGGGAGCTGGAGTAGATACTTTCATTTATACCGAAACAGGAGTATAATAACATTATGACTGATGAAAAATACAATAGAATCAGAACAGAACTTCAAAAAATAGCACTTGGAGTAACCGCTATGAAAGCGTCAGGTGGTTATAAAACAAGGAAACATATACATCTTTCAGATAAAGAGCTGAAGGAATACATACAGAGAATCGAAGCGCAAATATACACAGCTTTTGTATCCAATCTTATTTTACAGGATTTGTTTGCTGCCAATATTGAACAGCCAGAAGTTCTGGCCCGGTATGATAAAACGACTAAACAGATCTTGGAACGGTTACAGAAGGATGGAATTTTCAGGGGGTAGGTTATGTTCGAAGGTGTTAAAGTAAGACAGTTACGGAACCGAAAGGATATTCAGGTCCTTGAAATGGAAATGAAAAGTCTTGAAGAACTTCGGGAAGCTTCAACTTCTCCGGCTACAAAAGTAAAAAAGGATACAGATGAAGATGATTGGATGCTACTCGGAGGCGATGATTCTAACCGGTCTTTATCAACTGAAGATCAATCAAAACTAAAACAACAGGTTACAGAAGCATATTACAAAACACCTCATGGTAGGAATATTATCCGGCTGTTTGAAAAATATGTTTCAGGCCGTGGTTTTTCTATTACTCCCGAAAGTGGCTTGCCGCAAGTAGATGAAGTGTGGAAAGATTTCTGGAAACGGGAAAAGATGGAGCTGAAAAAGAAAGAGATTGTCAGACGGTCATTAAGAGACGGAGATTGTTTTATCCGGTACTTCACAGAAAATGGGCAGACAAGAATCCGATTTATGATCGCTCAGAAAGTAGCAAACCCTGATGATACAGCTGAAGGGAAAGTAGGGACTATATCAGGGGGAGTTGAAACAAACCCACAAGATGTAGAGGACGTTTTGGCTTATTGGTATAAGGGGAAAAGAATTCCGGCTGAAGAAGTTTATCATATCAAGATCCTTGTAGACAGTGATGTAAAACGGGGCCGATCATATCTTGAGCCTATTATTAAATACCTTTACATGTATTCAGATTGGCTCACAGACCGGATGAAGCTGAACAAGATTAGGAATACCGTGGCGTTGATCAAAAAGGTTAAGGGTACTCCAGTTCAAGTAGAGAATCTGAAATCAGATCAAGAAACAGCCCGGAATACTTATCCTGACGGATCCTCAAAACAGAAAACTCCGGCCGGGGTGAGTGTTCTTACAACAAACGCCGGGGTAGATTACGAGTTAAAGTCTCCGAACCTTCAGGCGGCCGATGTGCAGCATGACGGAAGGACTCTGTTATTAGGTATTGCCGCTGGATCTGGGTTGCCGGAGTTCATGGTTTCGTGTTTTGATGATAAAACAGAGATCTTAACCAAAAGAGGTTTTGTAAAGTATTCCGATTGGAATAATGAAGAAATAGGAACCTTAAATAGAACTACTCACCAATTAGAATATGTATATCCTGAAGAGAATTTTAATTATGCATATGAAGGAGACATGATTAAGGTTAAAAGTACTAATATAAATTTATTAGTAACTCCAAATCATAGGATGTATTGTCGTACATCTGTAAATGCTGATTACAGGCTTGAAGAAGCTCAGTTTATAACTACAGGATACAGAAGGTTTATGACTTCTATTATTCCTACAAAAAAAGCACAGCCAGAAACAAGCAACTTCTTTTTACCAGATGTTGAATTGGGAGGATGCAAAAAAAATAAGCAAACAGGAATCAGAGAAATAGACGGGGATATATGGGCCGCATTTTTAGGATGGTTTATCTCAGAAGGCTGTTGTTATAATGGGAAGGCTAGAAAAGCCGGCAATTATGATGTAATAATTTCTCAGCATGACAAAGAAAATAGAAACATTATTAGAGAGATCTTAAACCGATTGCCATTTAAATACTCGGAGGATAAACATCAAAAAGCGTTTAGAATATGCGATAAAGGGTTGTGGACTTGGCTTATCGAAAATTGTGGAGCCAGATCCGAAACCAGAAAAATCCCTACTCTTAATTTCACAATGCTTCAAAAAGAAATACTACTCGATGCTTTGATATTAGGTGATGGATGTATGTGGCACAAGCATTTTATTTATACAACATCAAGCTTAGTTCTTGCAGATCAAGTACAGATACTTGGTTACGAGATGGGTTATCAAACTAAATTATTCGGCCCGATGGGTCCCTATGGGTATGGGAAACAAAAGATTTATCGGGTAGGTTTGTATACTCTGAAAGAATCAAGAGCATTTCCTAAACACTGCAACAGAGTTGATTATAAAGGTCAAGTGTGGTGTTTCTCAACTGTAAATAAAACTTTAATTGTTAGAAGAAATGGAAGAATTTCTATAACAGGTAATTCAGATGCCAGCAACGGAAATTATTCAAGTCTTATGACTGCCGAAGGCCCGGCTGTTATGGAGTTTGAGGATTGGCAAGATTTCTTTGCTATTGCCTACAAAGATATGTTTGAACGTGTTATAAAATCTGCTATTGGAGAACATGGCATTCCTGAACTGGAAGTTATAACAGCCAAGGAAACTGAAAAAGATAAAACCGGGAAAGTTGTAATTACAGAAAAAACAGAAAAAGTTCCAACCTCAACCAATTGTAATATTACCTTTCCTGATATAGTGGGACGGAACATTCTTGAAGAAACCAAAGCTCTTGTGATGCACCAAAACGCTAAATGGTGTTCTAACAGGACGGCACAGACAAGATTGGATTATGATCCTGATGCTGAAAATGAACAGATTCGGAAGGAAGAAGAAGCTGAACCGGAAGAAGATAACGGGGAACCGACACCTGAAGAAACTAAAGAGGTTGAGGAGCCTGTAGAACCTAAAGAGGAAACTCCTAAAGCATGACTTATAATCAGGCTATTGATAAAATGCAAGAAATCTCTTTTATCGCAAAAGAGAATAATATTGCTCAGATCAATAGTTCTGTCAAAATAATGGAAGTAAAATACAAACGGACAATCAGTAGAATCCAGAATCATATTATGGTTTACGGGGATCTACCGGGGGAACAGTTTACTACATTATTAAAACAAATTGATAAAGAAATAGATTCACTATCATTAAAATTATCAAAACAAGTTCAGGGAAATGTGAATACTGCCACAAAACAGGGGATCAAAGATTCTGTTAAACAAGGATCTGTAATATCTGATTCTTTAACTTTTGGATCAACTGTTAAAATGGCTCCGGGATCTTTCGGCCGGGTATGGACAACCGCAACAAGAAAAATGCTTACCAGTCAGGATGGGATTCTATTATCTGATAGAATCTGGCAAACAAATAGAGTTGCTTTAATGGATATTAAGAAACATCTTGCCGCTGGATTTATCGAAGGGAAATTTCCAAGCCAACTGGCAAATGATATTCGGGGATTTTTATATCTTCCTGATGTGGATATGAGAACAAAATACTGGAAGCAATTCTTTATTGACAATCCTCCGGGCCGGGGTGTTTATAAATCAGCCGCCAAAAACCTTGAAAGAATTATCAGAACAGAAAGTGGACGGGCTTACAGGCTTGGGACTGAAGAGTATGCCAAGAACAAATCATGGGTCAAGGGGATGAAATGGAATCGTGTTCCGGGGCAATATGATTGTGCAGAATGTGAGGAATTATCTTTATATGATGAAGGGTTAGGGCCCGGGGTTTATCCAGTAGGATCCGTTCCTGTAACTCCTCACCCGAATTGCCAGTGTTACCTTACTATTGTGCCCGGGGAAGAATCTTTAAATCCAGATATATTAGCAGTAGCATAAAGTAATTGACGGAATATCAATTATGAACTATAATTTTAACGAAGGGGAATAAAATGGCAGACGTAAGTGGTGTGAAGACCGCAAACACAGAAAAGAAAAAAAAATTAACTAAAGAGCTTGGTCAGATTGAAATCAATATGATCGAGGAACGCTTAACTTTGGCCGGGGGAACTTTACCGCAGGAATTTGGGTACAAACTTGCAAACAGATTCGGGAAGGCTATCAAAATGAGGACTGATGCAACAACTGATTTGTCCTATATTGACAAGAAGTACAAAAACACCGATGATAAGAAGCGGGCCACGGTAGATATTCATGCCCGGATAGCAAAGGCAAAAGTTCTTCGAGAAGAGGAAGTCGGAAGGTTTACTAAAATTGCCATGGCTTATGTTGAAGAAACATACGTGAAAGAAAAACGGAATCCCAACGGTACAATTATTGCATACGGAGACGAAATTGAGGTGATGAAAAACCGACACCTCAAAAAAGTCTGGTAACAAAACTTATGAATAAGGACATAGATAATGTAATTTATGCCCTTTGGCTTACCAAAGAAGTCAGAGACCTGACAGAAAGCGTAAACTCAAAATATAATTTATCAAATACGGCAGAGCTTCCGGCTTCATGTTTTTTATGGGTAGGGGATAGAAACAAGAGATCAACTTGGCATCTCCCTTATCGGGCAGCTTCAGGCTTAAAAGAACACGGCGTATATAATACCGCCGGAAAGGTCTCTATAGCTGTTCTAAGGGCTATCAGCGAAGCAATCGGTGGGGATTATCCTGATTCTCCAGAAGCACCACATCAAATCAAAACCAAAATAAAGAAACTTCTCAAACAATACAGTATCAAAGAATACGGGGGGGAACCCATGAGCAAACAAAAAGATTATCAGATTTCCGAGGCTTCCATTACAGGACAGTTTACCGAAAACAAGATTGATAAAGAAAACCGGACAGTGAAGAATGTTGCGATTATGACAGAAAGCACTGACAATGTTTATGTGCCGGGATCAAAGAAAACAATTTTCAGCGAAGCCTTCCGAAAAGAAATCGCTCATGTAATTGAGGGAAAGAAGATTTTTGCGGATCATGCTTCAAATGAAGTTGTTGAGAAAACAAAAGGGGTGCGGAGCGTTCATGATCTTGTGGGATACTATGAAAACGGGCGGTTGGAAAATGGAACCGTCAGGGCAGATATTAAATACCTATCGAATCAGGCTGAATGGTTTGAGCCCTTGATTGAAGAAATGTCTGATAAGATTGGTCTTTCTATTGCGGCAAATGGAGTAATCGCTTTTGATCCACAAACCCGGATTGCAGAAGCTGTAACATTGAATGAATTACGGAGTGTGGATCTGGTTACAGAACCCGGGTCAACTTCTAATTTATATGAATCCAAGAATGAGGAGAATACTGAAGAGGAAGAAAGTATGGATTTAACTAAACTTACAAAGGCAGAACTCACAGAATCTCGGCCCGATTTGGTCGAAGGTATTCAGGGTGATGTCAAAGAAAATCTTGCCGAGAAGGACAAGATAACCGCACTTACAGAAGAGGTAAAAACCTTATCTGAAAGTAACAAAGATCTCACAGGGAAACTTGATGCCCATGAGGTAAAAGAAGCTCTTGTGGTAAAAGAAACCGCAGTAACAAAAATGATCGAAGAGAGCAAACTTCCAGAGGAAGCGATCACTGATACATTTAGAGGACAGATGCTGGAGGCCAAGGACGATGATGCAAGAAAGGCTATTATCGAAGACCGCCAGAATATTCTCAAAGGTGTAAAGCCCGGGAAACCCGGAGATAAATCTGTGAAGGGCATGGGTGATGAAAATATCGACGAATCGAAAGATTCTAAAGATATAACAGAAGCCAAAGATCTTGTAAAAGGCGCCTTCGAAGGATAATCTATGAGTAACAAAATGAGATACAGATACGGTCCTAAAGTTTGGAGGACTGTAAAAAAGACTGGAACAGTTGCTATTGAAATCGGAGACATGGTAAAGTTTACCGCCTCTGGAAAAATTATGGCAGTTTCAGCTTCCGGTGATTGTGATGAACTGGTAGGAATAGCAATGTCTGCTTCTCCTGCAACAGATTCTACTGCTACAACCGTGAGAGTTCTGGAGATTGGTCATGGAACAGTTTTCAAAATGACTGTTGCCAGTGCTACTCAGACTTATGGACAGGGTTATGTCATAAGTGCGGCACAGACGTTGCTGAAATACTCGACACTTTCATTTGCGACAGGAACTAATGTTGTGGCTGTTTGTGCGAAAGACGGGCCTACGGCTGCTGGAACATCAACAGACTGTACTTCTGTTCTTGTTAGTTTCAAACCCGGTATCTTCCAGAAGGACATAGCAACTAGCTAAAGGATGATGTCATGAATAGAGACGCAATGAAAAGTGCTTACGAAAAACTCGGTGAAAATAAGTTTGCCGCTACTGTTGTAAATCTCATAAACGAAGGGGAAATCAACGAAAGTAATTTCTCGCTTGGTGGTTTATGGGATGCCATGGGGAAGCCTTCCCTTAAAGCCAAAGACATAAGTCTTGGAAGAAAGGTTACTGAGGATGATTTTGATATCTCAGAAGCTGTTGATTCAACTGCTTTCCCTAAAATCACCGGAGCCTTGATCAATAAAGTAGTTCAGTCTGCTTATGATCTCGAATATGGAATCGGTGATGATCTCGTTACTTCCATTCCTTCCAGCGTGAAGGATGAAACCGTTGTCGGATTTTCTGAAGATTACGGTATGGAAGAAATTGATGAGAGTATGCCCTATGAAGAGGGTTCGATGAATGAGAAATATCACAAGATCTACAACCGCAAGTTTGGTAGGATTATTTCGCTTTCAGAGGAAATGATAAAGTTTGACCAAACCGGACAGATGATCTTGAGAGCCAAGAGAATTGGTGAAGCCGCAAAGTCCAAGAAAGAAAGAGTAATTTTGGATGCGGTACTCGGCCTTGTTACTTCCGGTAACAATGGATCATGGAGACCTGCTGGAATAGCAACTACGCTTTACTCAAATATCTCCACAGATCCTTATTCAACCGACACACTGGACAACTTGGGCGCAGAAGGTCTTTCCGATGAAACCGATCTTGATACAGCCCTTGCTCTGTTTGCTCAGTTCCAAGATGAAAACGGGTTACCTATCTCCGTTAATCCCAAAATTCTATTGACCGGGTTGAGCCTTAAAGGTGTATCGAACCAGATCTGTTCTTCTGGGCAGGCTGTTAAACTTACTGCTGTCCAAGGCACAAAGAATATTTACAACGGTGTTCAGGCTTTACAGTCAACTTTTATTGACCAGTTGGTTTCTGCAACTGCATGGTATTTCGGAGACTTCAAGAAACAGTTTGTTTATACCGATGTTATGCCTCTTGCAGTATTTCAGGCCAAGGCCGGTAATGTCAAAGAGTTTGAAAATGATGTTGCCATGAGATTTAAAGCCCGGTTTATGGGCGGATGTGGTGCTGTCACAAACCGTTATGTAGTTCAGGGGAACGCATAAATGGCAACGGCGGCGGCTCTTATTGCTAAAGTAGATATCCGTATTGCGGCTATACTCGACGATGATTCTGTTGTCGGAGATTATAGAATTGGTGCTAAGACCGTTGGCCGGGGCTCTTATTTAAAATATTTAGTAGAAATGCGGAAATCGTTGATCGCTCAAGGGCAGGAGGTTCCTTACGAAAGTATAGATTCTTTTGCTCTTGATATTGACGAATTCGGGATCGATGATTCTGAATATATTGGAGATACTTTGTGAGTTGGGCTGATGATACAGATAAAATTTTGTCTGATGGATTGCAAGATGCTACCGTAATTGTCCGAAACTATGCGGTCAGCTTTTCCAGCAGTTCTGTATATCCTTCCCGATCAGGATCCGTGATTGAAACATCCACGGTGAATATATTTCCAGATGCAGGAAGTTATGTAAAAGAAGAGAATGGGGAAAAGAAAATAAGTACCCATGCAATATTTTTTCCGGCAACATCCTCTGTGACGGTTGATCACAGAGTTTATGAAACCGGGGAAACGGATTATCATGAAGTGCTGGATGTCCGGGATTATGAAGGACATAAGCAAGTCTACACTAAGAAAGTGGAGGGGCGATAATGTTACCCGGTAAACTGACAGAGAAACATATTAAACTCGCTGAAGAAAGAGGCGATAATTATATTCAGTATAAACGAAAAATTTATACAATTGAGGAACTGTATGAGCTTAGTGGGGGTCGAAAACCTAAACGCAAAACTAAGATTGATTCAGGACTGGACAGACAAAAGTCTGATAGTGGGCATGGAAAAATCGTTGAACCTGATAGAAGTATCAGCGAAAGCGGGACACGTGAGAGCAGGGAGTCTGTCGAAGGAATCAGTAAAGGAACATCGGAACAGTAGATATTATACTCATACTGGAGCTCTTACCGGATCAATCCATGCTGAAAAAGTGATGCCTAAATTATCGAGATTGGATGGAGAGGTTACAGCTTCCGAGGCTCCCGCAGAAAAGGTAGAATTGGGGGGGCCAAATAGGAGGGCGTTTCCATTTATGGCTCCTGCATTGAATAATAATGCAGAAACGATTATAGGAATTTTAGGGAAGGCGGTAACGGCGGTGATTAAATGAAAGCTTTGAAACTTGCCATACAAAATCAGTTGACTACAGATACTGATTATCTGGCTTTGATGGGTGTTCCTACAGCGGAACCTTTTCAGACATTCTTTCTTTTACCGCCTGACAAACCAACTTTCCCTGAAACAGTTTTTAATTTTGGTTCGGTTGGATATGATAATAGTCAGCATAGAGAAATGCTAAACGCTGATATTCAATTGAATATTACAGTCTGGTCTTCAGATGGAGCTTACGAAGATATTATAGACCGGATAATTGTTTTGTTACATCAAAAAACCATCGGAACAACCGGGGCGCATGTTGTGCTACTCGGAGAACCGCTGGAAAGAAGAGATGAAGAATTTAATGTCTACGGTAAGACAGTAAGGTTTGCCGTATATTACAGGAGGGCTATGTATGAGTAGAGCAATGGCGGCTAATCTTCCTATCGGGCCGGTGCAAATTTACTGGAATGATGTAAGGTTAGGAAGTCCAAAATCTCAGGCTAATATACGGTACAATAAAGATACCGTTCAGCAAAAAGATGAACAGACAGGCCAATCGGTCATGTCTCATAAAACAGGCGAAACTTGTGAAGTTGATGTAATTGTAGCTGATTACTTGCCGGCACAGATGCGGTACGCTTATGATCAGGCTACAGGGTATTCAACTCCAAGCACAATCAACACAGTTAATTATACTGCAACATCTTCAGTGGTGTTCAGGTTCCGTGAAGATATAAAATTGTCGGGTACAGCAAACGCCACAGTTGGTCAGGCTGGATTTGATTCTGGTACAATCAAGGTATTCAAATCAGATTTTTCAAATGCTCCTGACGGTTATACTGAAGATACAGATTTTACAGCCACAGCGATTGGTGGAACTCTTGCCAGAAAGGGTACGGTTATAGCCGATCAAGAAACTGTAATTGTTGAATACAACGAATCTGCAAATGCTGGCGTGAATTATGCTGGTGGAGAACGTTCAGATTTTGAGGCGGTTTTAAGATTGGTACATACTCTTGATAGCGGAAAACTTTTACAGTTCTATGCTTACAGAGCCAAAAAAACTGGAGCTTCGGATGTTGCTGTTCAAATGGCGGCAGAATTCGGTGGAATCCCTTTCACTTTCCATTGCCTTGCGGATCTCGCACAGGCTCCGGGAAAACAGCTCTTTTATTGGGCCGAGGAAAATTAAGAAATGAACTATAAACGAGGCGAGAAAATAAGTCAGTCTCAAGATCTCCGAAATAATGGAGTCTTAAAGAGTTGGATAGAAAGGTGGGTATGGGCTTCTTATTGTAATCACGAAAAAGTATTTGATGAAATCGTGGAACAAAAGAAGCCTTATTCACTGGATCTCCATGGGAATAAACATGCTGGTGAACCGGCCATAATTATTGGGGCCGGAATCAGCTTGGAAAAACTTTATCCTATTGTCAAGGATTGGGAAGGTGTTATATTTTGCCCGGAATCAATGGCAAAAACGCTTGCTTATTATGGGCATAAACCTGAATACGTTGTTGTGTTCGATGCTCATGATCAAGTGTGGGATCTGTTCCTGAAGGATTTTGACTGGACAGGTTCAACACTAGTTACTCACCCGGCCGCTTGTGTAGAAATGATTGACAAGTGGGAATGGGATAAGATTTATTATTTAATGATGCACTATTCAAAATTGCATACAGAATTAAAAGGGGAAACCCTTGAAGAGAAAGAACAGGATGCAAAGGGGCAGTTAATGGGCTTTGATTTTTTCGAAATTGTTCAGCCTGTCGCTTATAAGTTTTTACATACTCACATCATTAATGCCGGATGCGTTATTAACAATGCTGTTCAGACAGCAAACTTCATGGGCTACGGCCCTTTGTTTTTATGTGGGGCGGATTTTGGTTTTAAAGGGTGGGCAAATAGGGCTCACGGGTATGGGTATGTAGATGGTGAGTGGATTAAAAAACCGGGAGGAATGGTTCAGCATGTAGTTGGCCCGAAAAAAATTCCTGTTGGTGATGTTGATATAAGCAGAGAAATAATTATATCTGACAATGGGGTTCCTACAACTGAGGAACAGGCAGAATATAAAAAGGCGTTAATAAGTATTTACAAACTTGATAGGCCACAGTTGATCGATTGTTCAGATGGATGTATTACTGAATTACCGAAGGCGAGTGTTGAGGAGGTCGTAAAAAGAAATGGCAGAGGATTTGAAGCAATCTACAGAACTGATGAAGAAATTATCCGAATCGCAAACTCTTATCTCTTTCGGGAGTAGACAACTTACACTAAACGAAATGTCTATCCGTAGGATAAAAGATTTTTCTATAAAGATCGTGAAGCTGGCTGATAAATATGAAGCCAAAACTGGAAAAGATATTTCCGAAATGGAAGTGGCGGATCTTATTGGAGAATATAGCGATTTCATTTTTAAAGAATTGACCGGGATTATGAACTGGCTGTTTGAATATAAAAACCCGGACTTCAAGAAACTTACCCTTACATGGGTATCAGATAATTGTTCAATCAGAATTTTAACTGAGATAATTAAAGGGATTGCTGTTCAGAATAAGTTGGATTGGCTTGGCCCTTTTATCAAAGGGAAGATCAATACGGCGTTCAAGATGGAACTGCTGTAAGTAAGTTTTCGATTTACCATAAGTTTATGCAGGTTTATCCGGCGTATACGGTAGAGCGAATTGAGACTGAACTTTCATCAAGAGAAATGGGATGCTTGATGGAAGAATGGTCGGACTCGGAATCTTCCCATAAATCCATTATTAGAATGGAAGCAATGATAGAACGGAAGTTTGGATTTAAACGAATAACTTCCAAGCCACTCTCAGGTGATGCTTTACATAATAGACTGGTTCAGGAGGGGCTACTTTGATCGTTGCAAAACTTACAGTAATGCTTGGGCTGGATAAGACCGGCTTTGATACAGGAATAAATTCTGTCACAGGCAAAACTACAGCACTAAAAAAATTCACAGACAAAACTTTCAAAGCTATGAAGCAAGGGATCAAAGTTGCCATGCT